GTCATGTATTCATAAAGAACGAATTCACATGCTTCCATTAACGCTCTGACAAAGAGGGACTCAAAGGCAGTGTAATCAGTAGCTAAATATCTAGCACCGACCCTTTGAATTCTTTCCAATACATACCTAGGTCTATCTCTGGCAGGAATTTTCTTGATAAACCAAGGGAGTTTAAACACCTCTTTTTCTATGGCATGAAACCATGGACCCAACAAGGTCTTAGCCTCATCGCACCGACCATTGATCGGCCGGCAGTGTTTATACTCGGGATAATGCTCATCTTTCATAAAAGACTTGACTTTATAGTTCCTTGCATCATCTCTATTGTGGATATTGGAGTTACATTTTTGTAAATCATCCTTCCTGTATTTAGGGTAGTTGGTCTCGTCTAGCCAATGGTCTACACTAAGGTCTGTATCTGCAGGAAGTGGACTGAGATTTTTCTTTACCCAGCCTTCAACAAAAGCTTTAAACTTCTGTAAGACTCCAGGTTTAGCAATGGGCGGTGCCATCGCAAATCTCTTACGAATGCCCGCTTCGATAGTCTTTGGGTCCCCAGGATCGGCGTGTGGAAAACACACACCATCCCAGTGGCAACCCAGGCTTACAGCCACAGGTACTCTCAATGAGAGGTCAGCCAACGCCCCGCTTCTCTTGATGGAAGCAGATTGTTTTATTGGGCTGATCTTTGGGAGTTTAACCTCACCATACCTGTAGCCATAAGCATAATACCGTCTTAGACTAGGGAGCGGGATTTCTGAAAACCCACTTTTGGTGAAACCGCAGTATTGTACTTATGCAAGCACAACAAAAAGAATGCGGTATTATGACGCACATTCCAACTGAGATCTCGAGTGGACCTTTCTTCGCAGTCCTTTGAGACATTAACTGTCTTATTAGTCTGACATGCCCTTTCAAAGCTTAGCCAAGCTTGTTCTAATTCTGTAGAATGACCTACACGTGCTGTAGGCTTAGCTTGACTGGCTAACTCCAAGGATACTACGATCCTCTTTTTCTCCTGGAGTGTATGGGGAATTCCCAAGTACATATCATGAACCGTGTACTCGAAAACAGCATAATGGGGGTCATCATGCTTCATGTCGGATGTTGCGTTGTCGTCTGCTCTAAGATCTAAATCTTGGTGCTTATAATCGGTAAAATGTACAAACTCGATTTTGTGGCAGGTATCTCTCTTCTTGAGATTACCGACAACGTCAACTATATTGGCAAGGCCGTTAAATGCAAAAGCAAATAAGGATGTTCTAGCGTCTCTTAACGCCCCACCTCCTAGCAATGCAGTCATGGAAGCTGCAAAACCTTGTGATTTACCATTTGTAGCAAGGTCTACTAGGGAGGAAGCAGCCGTTGACACAAATCTACGACCAGTAGATGTGCTCAACCCAGCACCAACAGCAACAGTTGTAGTGACAAACGGTACGATCGACAATAAACTGTTACAGTTGTGAGGCTCAACCCAGGATCTGGACATTTTTAAGATGTGTTCAAATCTTTCTTCGAGATATTTCTCATACAACTCTTTACGACGGGTTTCTTCAATTGCTCTGGCAAGCTCTTCCTCTTCAGCTTTTGAGTTAGCTGACTCGACACTTATATCAGACAAAGCATCAATTTCCCCTTGCTGCTTTTGAATCTGCTGATATAGCGCCTTATTTACTTGGTGCTCTGTTGTCTGTTTCTTCCCCTTCTTACCCTGGTTCTGCTTCTTCAGATTACCATGATTTTTCTGGGGTCCACGACACCAAGGTTTACCGTGATTCTGCCCACAAGTAAAACAAAGGTTTACTCGTGCACGGCTTGGCTGAGGTTCATTTCCATTCTTGGCTGTGACCTCTTGTCTTTGTAGACCTGGATCTCCTACAAATCTATTGCTATTATGATTAGCAATTGGGACTTCTGTTTTCTCATTTTCATGATTAACATGGTCAATAATAGGTTTTTCAGACTGCATATGATATTTACTCCGCAGACCTCATTAATAGCAAGGAGTCTTCATCGGCTTGGTCGGTGAGAGGCGGAATTTATCTAGAAAAGTGACGCAAGCACCTTTTGCTGGGCAATTTCATCCATCAAATTCCCAAAGGCGAACAGCCACCCATACCGTCGATGACAGCATGGAAGGTCCTACGTTGCGATTGGTCAAGTAATAAGAACCATGCAAAAT